GAGTAAAAGTTATCTGTATCTACAACTCCACATATTGGTGTAAAATTTTCATTTTGTTGATTTATAATTGGTAAAAATAAACAACTATATCCAGGAGGTGTTTTTATTATCCAAGGATTGATTAGTTTTAAAAAAGGTTGATTATGGTTTTGTTTTATATACGGACATCCTCCTGTATTTCCTCCAAGTTGTTCTACAGGATGAAAATCATTTCTATTTGTTCTTGCACTAAATTTTAAAATAGCATCAAGCCATGCTGAATTATCTTGTTCAATAAGCCACATACTTTCACCTTCTTCAGGAAACTTAGGATTTACAACTTGTTGATTTATCGTAATATCACATGAGTGTTTTAATACATATCCAGCAGTCAAAGCATCTAAAAAAGGCATGCACATCTTAATAGTTCTATCCTTTAACTCTTTAGTGATATAATTATCTAAGTTTTTATACCATTTTGGTATGTTAACCACAGATGGTTCTGGCTGTATTAATTTATCAGATAGAATTGGTTCTTGCGCAATGAATTCAATTTTATTTTCGAACATTACTTCTTATAACAAAATGAAATATATTTACTAGTTAAAAAACTTCCCACAATGGAATTAAAGTACCAGCATCTCCTAATGGCTCAGACCATCCATGAGCTGTAACTGCTGGTTCTCCATCTACAGTAGTATTGTAAGTAATTCCTGCTGAATCATTTTCAACAGATGTAATAATTGATGTCAGTGAAGTTATTCCTGAAGCAAAAGTTGAAGGAGTTCCACTATGTTCATTTACATATTTTTGGGCTGCATTTTTAATAATATTTAGTTTATTGATAATGTATGATTTCGTATAATCGGTTTTATTATCTTCATTATTTGGTTGGTCAGAAAATAAAGTTAAAAAAGTCACAGTATTATCTGAGTTAGCTCTTACTGCACATTTTGATTTTACAAAATTATTCATGTCAGTGTCAGAAACAGAATTAAAAACAGCCTCTGTATTTATTGTTTGCCACCAATCTTTTTCTTCATCAGTGTAACAAAAATTTTGAAGCGATCCATTTATACATGAAATATATTTTGCCATATTACAGTCCTCCTGAATTATCCATTACAAATAAGTATGCAGGGAATCCAGCTTGTCCTGGTTGAGGTCCAGCTCCTCCAGGAACTCCTGATTGTCCACCTTTCATAGCATTAGTGTTACTTGTTGGATAAATCATATATCCTGATGTAAGTGGTAAAGAAGGATCAGCTGTTCCCCCTGAAATGTTTCCAGGGTTACCAGCACTTGGTGCGTTATTAGGTCCTGCACCGTTTCCTGCGTTTGCAGTAATTCCATTAAAATTAGAAGCATTTCCAGCACTACCTCCTTGTTGCCAATTAACTCCTGCAGCTCCTCCATTACCAAGAGCATAAGGTAAAGAAGCACCGCCAGCTACAGGTTGATAAAATACTCCAAATGAACCTGATCCACCCGCAAGTTCGTAACCCCCTTGACTGTGTCCGCCTCCGCCTCCGGCTCCACCAAAATATCCTATAGCAACATTTGCTGCAGGATTCATAGTAATGTTACCGCTTCCACTTGTTATAAAACTACTTTTTAATTTTGTGTTTCCTCCTCCTCCTGCTGATCCACTAGCAGCAGCAGTAATTCTTCCTTGTGCATCAACTGTAATTTCAGCAGATGTATAAGAACCTGGAGTTACAGCAGTGTTTGATAATTGATCTGGTCCTACTGCATCGTCTGCAATTTTTGCGGTTGTAATTTGATTGTCTGCAATTTTATCAGTTGTAATTGCATTGTCTGCAATTTTAGCAGTTGTAACATTTGCGTTTGAAATTTTTGCAGTTGTAACTGCGTTGTCCGCAATTTGTGCATTTGAAATTGTTCCAGTAATATCTGCAGCCGCAATACTTCCACCTAAAGTATCTAAAGATATTTCGTTTAAATTTGTACCATCTGAATATGAGGCAAATATTTTTGCAGCATTTAAAGTAAAGCCAGTTCCACTTACAGTTTTAATTGTTAAATTTGTTGGACCAACTACTGCTGAACAATCGAAAATATAAAATTTTTCTATTCCATCTGGAATAGTTACAGTTGATGCAGTTGTTAAAGTTCCTGTAAATTTAATAACCATGTTTCTTGCATTTGACAAAGTTGCGTCTGTCATAGCAAGAGTTACAGTTCCACCATCAGAAAGTGCTACTGCTTCATAACCTGCAACTGATTGTTGAATTAAATTTAAATTTGAATTTGTTTTATCTCCCCATGTACCAGCGTTTTCGCCAGTCACCATAAGTTCTAAACCTAGATCTGAATAACTTGATGCCATAAATTTTTATCTCCTAAATAATTCTAATTTTACCTTAATCAAGCGGCTAAATCAACTGGTGCCCAAGTATTAGTTACACCTGGATCAATCTCTGCCCATGCTGTTATATTAGTGTTTCCTATTGAAGTAGTCAATTCCAAACCTGAAATAACTACGTCTACATTAATTACAATATCTTCTTCACCTAATGATAAGGTCATTTCAATACCTGTTACGTCATATATGGTATTCTGTTCTACTTCTCCAATTGAAGTTGTAAGAGTTAACCCTGTAATGGCTACATTAGCGTTTGCAGTGACTGTTTCCTCTCCTATAGAGCTTGTTAATTCAATACCTGTTACAGATACATTACCATCAGCTACAACTGTTTCCTCTCCTATTGAGTTTGTTAATTGTATGCCAGTAATATCGATGTTAGCGTTTGCAGTAGTTGTAACCCCTGCAATAGATGAAGTAAGTTCAGATCCATCAACTCCTGTTGTTACTCCAATATCGAAAGTTACAGAACCAATAAAGGAATCTAAGTTATCTTCAATTGGATTTACTGATACATTACCACCAGCTTCAATATCTACAGGTCTAACTGAGATAGTCATTTGGCTACCAATTACGGATAGTACTTGAATTTGACCTACGGATAATGTTGCTTGTATTCCAGTTACATCTATGTTTGCATCTCCAGTCATTGTTATTTGACCAGGAGTTGCTGTTAACTCTTGTCCTGTAGGACTTGCACTAGCACCTGCTGTTACTTCAGCAACTGCACCAATAGACATTGTTGCAGATACAGATCCTGTTTGAACAGTATAAGCATCTCCCCATACCATTGATCCAAAAGAATCTCTTCCCCAGCCAGAACCAACTAAAAAATTGTCATCAATAGTAACAGAGGCTATTGTTGTAGTTAATTCTGAACCCGTTACATTTTGTTGAATACCTCTTACAACATCTTCTTCTCCAATTGAAGAAGTTAACTGAATACCTGTTACTGATACATCTGCTGAGGCACCTGCAACGGCACCTGCGTTTGTAAATGTTAATTGAGACCCTGTTACATCAATGTCAGCGTTAGCTTGAGCTGTTGATGAATCTATTGTTGATGTAAGTGATATGCCACTGACGGAAATAGTTTCATTAGATAGGTCTCCCCAATCTGATGCTCCCCATGTTTTATTACCCCATCCAGTGGCCATATCATTTTAGTTCCTTATTACGCAATTCTAAGAATTGCAGCAGAAGTTGTGAATGCAGGGAACTGGATTGTAAATGTTCCAGATGTTGCAGTCTTGTCTCCACCAAAATCTAAAACAGCAACTGCTTCAGTAGTATTAGTACCACCGTCAGTAGTTGTGTTGTAAATCAAAGCACCTCTAGCAGTTAATGTAACACCTGTAAATGATAAATCAGAAAAGTCAGTAATTGCTACTCCTGATGAAACTTTAACACCTGCGTTAACTAAAGCTTTACCGCCTGCAGTATAACCTGAAGATGAAACTTCGTTTGTTGTTGCATAGTTAGTTGTTGATGCACCTAAAGTTGCTACTGATGTGTACATAGCTAATTTAAATGTATCACCACCTGAACTGTCAAAATCGTGTTCGCCACCCATTAATTGTTTTTTAAATGAATTGCAAATTGCATTTGTTGTTATTGCCATAATTATTCTCCTTAATTAATTTATGTATTTGGAGTCGGTGAAGGAATCTGTATTCTAGGTACACCATCATCATACTCCGCTCGTCTTCTTCTACCCATTTGCTGTAGGGCAAAATTTTGTACTTCTTCATTATACTTCTTTTCATACAAGCTGTACATATCCATGGGGCCTTTTAAAAACCTAAAAGCCTCTGTTAGTACACCATGCAAAAGCATTGATTCTTGGTGTGTGGAAATATAAGTATTAGTTGTGCTTGTGAATTCTGGTGGTGATTTAATATAATTAACTTGTACAGTATCTGCACTTGCGGGCGTAGGTGCAACTAAAATTATTTGACCTTGTTGAACATTATCTTCCCAATTAGCCCAATATTTAGGTGTACCCGTTGTTGAACTATTTGGAGCAAATTCTGAAATGTAACTCGTATCCCTTTTTTCTAAAAAACTTCTGTTTCCACTTCCATCAATAATTTGAACGGATCGGACTACCATTGCATCACCAGGTAAACTAACATATCTGTTACCTACAGTAAAATTAGAGGTAGCGTATTTTCTTAAATCATCATAATCAACTTTTCCTGCAACATCTAACTCAACAGATTTTATAAAATCTTGAATGATTTGATCCGTTAAAACATTACTATCTACTTCTGTGTAGTTTCGAACTTGTGTTAAAAAATTTGAATAAGATATAGCCATTATGTAATACTCACGGTTACGTTTCCTGTGTTAATTAAAAGTTCTCTTCTTCTATTTTGTAGTGATGGGTTTGCTGGAATCATTGCTGAAATACCTTGGTTATCAAAAGCAAAATCTCCAGGTAAAGTTAAATCAGCTGTGGCCATTCCTTGTCCCCCCGAGGAAGCAATTACTCCATCTATATTAGTAGGTTGTTGAAATCTTTGTGGTCTTGTATTTTGTAAAGCAATAGCATCAGCAGTAAAGTGTCTTCTTCTAATTTGAGGATGTTTAGGTTCAAATTCAGAATAATGAACTAAAGAACCGTTCCATTCTTTTACCATTTCATTATATGGAAACGCCATACCGGATCTATCTGATATTGCCTGACTTCTTTTTCCTGTTGCCCATTTAGCCATTATTATATTCCATTAGGGTAAAATGATTGTGGAGTAATAAATGTAGAAG